TTCATCAAATTCAATATCTGTTGCTACGATTTCATCACTATCTTTACGTTCCTTCTTACGTACATTTGCATCTGCTTTCTTAACAAGAACAGGATATTTCATATCACCTGCTGTTTTATGAACTGAACCATATTTACGTAGTAAGTTCTCTTCTTGAGCATACGTAATAATTTCAGAAGCAATGACTTCTGGAATAGTTACTGATCCATTCCCAGCTTCAATACCAAGTGAACGAGCTTCAGCTTCACTAATTCGACCAACTACAAAATTAGCAAACGCTGAACGAATTTCTTTTTCTTTCTTTTTAGTAGTTTTATGACCTCGAGTAGAAAGACCTGTTGCAATAGCTGCCATTGCTGATTGACGTTGTTCTGCTGTTAAACCAGTTCTATTTTCGCCGCCCTCAGGATTTCCAGTACGACCTTCTCCACCTTCACCAGAACCTTCAGTACCAGATTCCCCAGCACCTTCTTCATCATCTTCGTTTCCGTCTTCACCTTCACCATCATCTTCAAGATTTGCTAAAGCATCTGCAACTTCTTGTAATTGTTTGTTAATTTCATCAATTTCTTCTTGAATTGCTGGTAAGTCTTCAGCACGTAATTCAGGATTCTCAACCTTTGTACGTAATTCCACTAATCTTTCATTGCTTCGTTTTTGTAATGCTAATAATAATTGTTTGTTCATTTACTTTCCCTCCAGGATTTGATTTATTTGTTTAATCATTTTCATTCGTTGTTCTATTTCTTTTCCGATTTCTTTACTGCGAACTAAAGATACTTCCGTATCGTCATAAGCTGGTATTGAAACAACCGATATTTCATAAAGTTCTACTTCTTTAATGGTCCTTAATGCTGGTTCAACATTATAATCCCAATTCTCTTCTGTTATCCAAAATCCAAATGAGCATTGGTTAATATCACCCCTGGACATACTTTCCGCTAAATCTCGCCCAACAGATGTATTAGGTAATTCAATTTCGAATTTCAAACCTTTTTCATCTTCTTCTAGTCGCAATGTACCACTTTTTGTTCTTCCCAGGACATTATCCCAGTTATGATTGAATAGCGCTCTAATATCACCATTCTCAGAAAGAGAACGTGCAAATGCACCAGGTTCAATAACTTCATCGAACCAGCCACCAATAGTTGTCTTTGAATTAAATACAGCTGCATAACCCGTTATCTTTGAAGGGTGTTCTTCCGTAGCATCTCTGGTACTTAATTTGGTGATGTCAAATGTCCGTGTTTCCTTTGTCTTTGCCATTTCCATCACCTCCCTTCAGTGAATCATCTGTAGCTTGTTTTTCACCAATTTTTGATAAATCATTTGAAATATAGATAGCTTGTGACTCAGGTGTATTTTGCATAGGAAATCCAAGCATATCTGCCACATTATCTGGTGATGTAATACCCGTTCGAACAATGTTATATGCAATATTTGTTTTCATGCTATACGTAACGAAATCAAGGATATTAATCTTGAATTTAATACGTTTTCCCGAATTTTTCCCGAAAAAAAGAAGACTCAAATGGTCTTCAAAATTTTTCATTATCGGTCTAACTGCCTTGTTATGCAAATACATCATAGCTTTCTCAAGGTCTTCCTTAATTAAAGCTGTGTAAGTATCCACATTTATACCTAAAAACTTACCTAAATCCTTTTTATATACATTTAAATAGGCCAGAGTTTTTTCATCATCTAATGGGCTCTTAAGTGTTTCTATTGAATACCCTTTACCAAGAGGAATCATTTTAACGGACCTTGATTCATCAATCGATTCCAATTGATCTAAAATTGCTTTGATTAACATAGACTGCGCACCATTCTTAGGATTAATATGCGCATCCATCTTTAACATAAAGGCTAACAAACCACCTTTTTTATATTTATCCGTTAAAGTTTTCTCAGCTGACATAACCCCTTCAAGCGTATCCTTTCCTAAATCAAGAATACCTTTTCCTTTTAAGTGGTCCGCACCAATATTTTTCACATGACGAATCATAAAGGATGAAATTTCTTCTCCACCAACTCTAAAATGCTCTATCAACCTATTATCTAATTCCGTATAAACATTTGATGCTAAATGTAATTGATCACCATCCAGGACTGGGAAAGTTTCACCCTGGAGTAAATAGGTATTAGTCATTAACTTAATGAATTCCGATTGTGTAAGATAGTTATTTGGATTCCTTAATACTTTAAGAGCAAAATCATCTTTAATTTCTTTGCCTTCTTTATCTTCCACAACTATCTCAGCTAACATCATTTGATTACTTATATCTTGTAGCAACTCATAAACATCGCTAGATTCTAAAATATTGTCACTGCTTACATACCTACCACCATAACGAATGCTATTACCTAAAATGTCATCAAACAAACCACGCTTCTCTAACTTTCGATACAAATAATTTGAAAAACGATCGCGTAAACCCAATTTCTCACCGCCTTTCTATCTATAAATCTCACCAATTAATTCATCCATGCCCTCTTCACTCACATCATCCATAATCATCATGGTTTCTTTGTGAGCAACTAAAAAAGCAACAAATCCATCGATTTTCTTTTTGGACTGTCGCTTACTTGGTGCCTTCATTCCATTAATATTTGTTACTACTACAACATTAAGAGCGCAATAAACAAATAAAGGATTGTCTGTAAATAAACGCTTTTCATAAATTAGTATTTCTGAATCATCAAGCATTGCATTCATAACATTTGGATACTGATTTACCGCAATACATTCTAAACCAAGATTTTCAAGTTTCTCTATTAACTTTTGAGACATCGCTGGATCATAATTTATTTGTTGTACATCGTATAAATCCATACATTCAACTATATATTCCATAACTTGATCCTGATCAATCATCTTTCCATCACAAAACGTAGCAAAACCACGTTCAACCATATCAGTATATGGAACATTATCCTCTTTTTCTTTAAAATCTATGTTTTCATTAGGAAGGAAATACATTTGTTTCACTTTTATAATCGACCTTCCTTCATCATCATGTGAAGGGAAGTTTAAACTCACACATGTTAAATCTGTTGTTTTAGATAAGTCTAATCCTAAATAACAAATTTCACCTGTAAGATCACCCAAATCTTCCACAAGAACATGCTGTACTTGATCATGTTCAAAATAATTATCCGCACCATTTACGAAAACATTTAAGTGTTTTGAAAGGAACTCAGCTTTTGAATGTGCGGACTGCTTCGCTTTTTTGAATTCAATCTCAAGTTGTTCCATCGTAACGGAAACACCAATATTGGGGTTAACCATTTCCCAAACTTTACGATCTTCCCAATCATAATTTTTATTAGGTTCCCAGATTGCAACAAATAAAGAATCATCATCATCATTTTCAAGAACAAGTTTCGCATATTTATAAACACGCATACCAACAGATGAAGCACCCTTACCAGCCGTTGAAATATTAAGCATCATTGGTTGTTCACGAGAAATTTGAGCTGACTTTAAGTTATCATACATGTCCATATTTTCTTGTGCATGGAGCTCGTCATTCAACACAAAATAAGGGTTCTTTCCTTCAAGACCCTTCGTGTTTTTCGTTAATACTTTGAATTTATTTTGATATGCAATTCCATTGATGCTATATCGATACATAGCACCACTAACTGTTCCATTCACACCTTTATAAATTTGTGTATGTCGTGCTAGAGGTTCGGAGTTTTCTATTGCTTGTGCAATTGGTTCAGCTGCATTTTGCGCTTGTTCATAATCCGATGCCGCACAATAACAATCCGCTCCAAGTTCAAGTTCTCCATACATAGCATAGAGCAATGCACCTGCTGCAATAATTGTTTTTCCATTCTTTTTTGGTACTTGAACATATGATTCACGAATAACACGGACTGTTTTTCCTTTTTCGTTTTTATGATACCAACCATACATATTCGCAAAAACAAACATTTCCCAAAGCTCTAATTCCATCAATTGACCTGCAAGTGGTCCTTTAACATGACGGATGAACGATTGAACGAAGTCTAACATTTCATTCGCTCGATCTACATCAAACCAAATATCTTTACGCTTTTTCCACTTCTTATAACGTTCTACAGCAAGAATGATCGACTTCGGGTACTTCTTTTTATTACGCATGACGTTATTCGCATACTTATCAGCATAGTTAACGCCTGGTGTAATAATCATTGGGTTTTCCGCCATTTATTCCGATGAGCTGCTAATTCGTCTTTAGGCTCATTAGATTGAATATTCCCTGCATTTTTGGGTGTCTTTTGTACACTTTTCCCCTTATTCGTCATTCCTAGAGCTTCTAACATTTTATTCTTCTTATCATTCCAAGTTTCAACTTGTTGAGCGAGCGGATGTTTCATTTCATTTACTGCACCAGCCTTGTTTTTATGCATTTTTGTAGGAGCAAAACCATCGGCTTTCCATTCTTCAAACATCGTTTTATAAATGATAAAAGCATCTAAATAATTATCAATTAATGGTTCTAAGGAAGGTGTGAAATTATCATCTTCAGTCAATAATTTTATGATTCTATTTCGTTCTTCATCCCTTGCAACATCTAGCATTTCCAACTTTTTCTTCTTTGACATTCGAGCCATTTTCACACCCCCCTTCATTTTTAAAAAATGGCGCAACTATTGATATGCCCCCTACGCTACCTATCCTCCCCAGAGGACAAATTTTAATTTTTGATAGGGGGGCTTCCGAAATAACTCGGAAAAACTTTTTTCGGTTTATCTTCATTTTCTTCAATTGTATGACAAACTGGACAAAGTAATCTTAGGTTATTCTCTTCTAATTTAAGAGTTGGATCTTCCTTGATTGGTATTACATGATGAACATGAGCACGCCTACCAAAGACGAACCTTCCACATCGTTGACAGCATCCATTCTCTCTTTCATATACCTTTGACCTAACATACTTCCATACATCAGTACGATAGAATGGTTTGTTCTCATGATGATAGATGTTCTTCTTATCTTTCTTCTTCCTTGGTTTGTTACGCTTATGTTCTTCACAGTAACGTCCTTTGCTTATCTTGTTATGGCAGCCGTTAAAGTCACAGTACTTCATGATAGTAATTCAATGATATCTTCTTTCTTTTTAACATCAGCTGGAATCTCAATGCCTAGCTCATCAGCATACTCACGTAACTCTTTTATTGTCTTATTACTCAAGATAAGTTCTGTACCTGCTTTACCAATAGCCAACGTATCTTTAGTCAAATATCCTCCTGTTGCAAATCCTTTATCAGCAATCATACTCTCAGGATTAACAGTTACTTCAAATCCTGGTTCTTCACCTGTAGGAACAAATAGACTCTTCTTCTTTTCATTATCCCAATACTCTGTACCTGATATTGTTTTTCTTGTTTCAGTAATCAATTAGATTCACACTCCTTATAATTATTTTCTTTCTTCCAAGTCTCGAACTCTTCTTTAGCAAGACCGAAACCTTTATCTAACCATTGCAACTGTATCTTGTTTTGTTCCACAATCTCAGAGCTAGTTTTAATTGTTACTACAATCTGTTCTCTTCTAGCCTCTTGTTCTTTAATCCACGCATCCATTTGCTTTACATATATCTCATCTGGACTCATTTACTTAACACCATCCTTTTTAAATGCAACACGTTTGCGCTTATCTTTACCTAGATAACCTCAAGAACTCTCTCATGCCATCTACAACCTCTTTATCGTTTTCAATAAGCTTGCCTTTGACATAGATATCTCCATTACTCTTCAAAGATACAATCTCTTGTTCACCAACTTTTAAAATAATACTGTCATGTGAAGTATCTCTTGCCAACTTATTTAAATCTCCATTATGAAATATAAGACTCATCTCTTCACCACCTATGTAAATTTTATATAATAAAAAGCACTCCCTAAGGAATGCTTTCAACAACTTCAATATTAACTTAAATTATAATCCTAGCTTTTCGCCAAATGCTTCACGTAGATAATCTTCCAAGATCTCTATCGTGAACTTTTCATTTCGATCTAAAGCAACTAATTCTCCATCTTGTACAATGATTGTATCAATAGGAGTACGCTCTCCATCAATCTCTTTCGTTACCTCAATTGTATTCTTTTCAGTATTCACATTTGTTTCAAAAGTAATATTTTCCACTGTAAACTTTGAACTATATACATGCGAAACTAAATAATAGTTAGGATTTTTGACTGAACCAATCTTTTCTTTTAGTGATGAAAAATAAGGATATATTTGATTTAAATGTCCCTCTTTTAGAATCTTTTCATCTAAATCTTCACCTAAATATTGTTTTGCTCTTTCAGCTAATTCTGTTTGAAAACTCATGCTCTCAGCACCCTTTCTACAATTAATATTGGAATTATAAACCAATATAATTATAGCATAGCAGGACTTGTATTTTGTCAAAACCTTTACTCTTCTTTGAACTGACACTATAGGTAGGCATGTATCAGCTCAAAGAAGAGCAAAAGCTCTCCTAGACCGTTTAGACTAATAATCTAGTAATTCTAATTACGAATTAAGAAATCAAGAACATTTTATTTGCATAAGGTTCGTAACATCTTATACAGGTAGATTTTTTCTAATGGTTGCCAATTGAACTGCTGAGGTGAAAAACAACGCTCATTCAATCCTTTACCATAGAAACTGGTTTCGGCTTTCATATATAGGTGGCATTATGATGACAAATTTAATCGTTTCAAAAAAGAAACTCCCATCAATTCATACAAAAGAGACTTCCATTTACTTGTTGTGCGATTTTTCTATCCGCCCTACGCAAATTCTGTTGAACTGTCGACCTTGTAACACCTCTCATTTTAGCGATTTCTTCCTGTGTAAACATTCCCGCTTTATACATTACAAATATTTCCTTTTCTGTTTTAGTCAAAGTAGACAGAGCATCATCTAACTGTATCTTTTCCCATGTTGTAATTGCATTCTCTTTTTGTTCTTTATCCCATTCATACTCTGTTTCTTTACTTCTTAAATATCGTTGTATTAACAAGGGATTTACTTTTACTTCTCTTTGATAAGAAGCTCTCCTCTCTATCCCTCGTTTTAATCCAGGTTCTTTTCCTATACGCATCCACTTTAGAGAGTCTTCAATATCACTTATCATTCCATTTATGATTTTCTCATCTCTTTCATTTTCTTGGGCTTTTGCTTTTTCTTTTGCAACTAATAATTGATTCAACGTTTCTTTGTATTGCTTGATTAAGTCTATCATGCAGTTTGTCCTCCTTAGAATAAAAAAAGGACGCTGATTAGTTGTAAGAAATATTTTTTCTTACAGTTAATCACCGTCCTTTAATGTGGACTATTTCCTTTTTATTTTTAACTCTTATTTCGGTATATGAAATTATTTATTTTAAACCTCTCTTTTTCATTTGTATATGTAAGTTACCTGTAGTTATACTATATTTCTTTGCTATTTCAACGTATGTAAGTCCTTTATTACTAAGTTTTACTGCATTCTTACATATTCTATTCCATTCTTTAGCTGTTTTTGGTTTCTTTTGTTCAGTCCCTATCCGACCACCTAATAGAACACCTAGTTCATTGATTCGTATTCCTGTTTCACAATTTGTCCAACAATGCGCTACATCCCTACTATATCTATAAGCGCACCCTACACAGTGTTGCTCTTGTAAATCTAAAATTTGAATACGAGCTTCTTTTTTATTCATATTACAGACCACTTCAACTTATCAACATAGTGTAGGTAATCTACTAACGCTCTATCACTCGGCTTTACTAAATAAGATCTATCATCAAATACTGCTCGTGGAATTGATTTTCGTCCACCTAATTTTGCATCATGAATGTATTCTTTGATTACTTCAAATGGAACCAAGAAAACAGAATGCTCTATACTAAATTCAATTAAGAAGAAACATATTGCTCCGAGTTTTTCGGCTTGCTCTAAGTATTCAATTTGATGTGGTGATATATTCTTTAATGCGAAGCTTGTCTTATTTATTGTTGCTTTTGCTTCAAATGCTATCATTCTACCTTTATATATTCCGTCATAATCAACAGTTGATTTCTTTTCAAAATAACCTTCTTTAATTCTTCCATCTTTAAATAATTTTGTAACAACTACAGGTGTTGCCCGTTTTGTAATTAATGCTATGTTTTTTCGTTTATACATCTCGTTTGAAAAATTAATCAAGGTTTCAAACGCAGCTCCATGATCTCCACTGTATGCCATTTTCATTAACCTCACTTTCTAATACAATAACTATTTTGTTTGGTTTTTTGACTTTTCAAATGCTTTTTTCTCACAATCTACACATGCTACAATGTCGCCATCCTCATCAAATTGATAAATAGACTTTTCTTCAATATCCTTATTTAAAAAGCAAATATCACAATTGAATTGTCTTTTCTTATCCACTGACTCATCATTGATTTTCTTAGTTAATTTAACCGTTCCGATATCCTCATAAGGCTGAGCGATATATCCTTTACCATGTAGAACTTTAACAACTTCTTGCATATCCTTCCAAGCTTCTGTACCTTGGCCAAATTTAATAGTGATTGTATTCATTTTCCATTCTCCTTTACGAATAATCTTTTTTACATTACAAATACTATCTACGAGTCAGCTACACTCTTTCAAAACGGAGCTTTACCCCTCCGGACTGTTTAGGTTTAGGCACATGGCAGGTGATTTGGTCAATTACCTGCCATTTCCGATTAAAATAACGCTTTTGTTTAGTTTCATTACCAACCAAAATTAGTAGGAACATACACTTGTTGTTGCGTTCTAATGATTTGTCTTAAATCAGTTTGCGGCGGCATATGATCCGTTTCTGTTACTCGAATTAAATATCTCCATTCATGTTTCGTTGCTTCAATTCCACGATGAATATCGAACCAATCAAATTCAATTGGCGTACATGTAGGAGCTGTAAATACTTCTAATTCCCCTGCTGATACTTTTCCCCTCACTTGCTGATTCACCATGCTATATAGCTTTGTATTTGGTTCTTCCGGCACATCTAGCTCTACAGGTTGTCCAATAAATTCCGTTAAGCATCCTTCACCTGTAACAAGTAAATGGAATCTGCTGTCAGTTAAGTAATCTTGCGAAAAAATATTAGGAACTGCTTTTGCTTCTGGTCGTAATTCTTTTCCTCTTGGAACACCATCACTATGCCAATTAGGAATCGCTGGACACATACCAGGCATTAACATATGCACTTTTGTATCTACTACAATGTACTTACGGTCATGTCGCAAATTCATAGATCCAATGGCTGCCTTTGTTAGTTCTCCCCCGTACTTCAGTGCATCATCTAATGAAGCGTTCCATAATGCTGGTGTATTCTTTAATACATCAATACTTGGCTGTTCAATTGATTTATCATTACCTATATGAATTGGATTTCTATTGAATTGAAATTTAACTGTTTTCATCTTTCATTCCCCATTTCTATACAAAATTCTAATTTGGTCTTAATATCCGCTAACAAGACGATTAAAGTTTTCCTGATTTTTTTCTTTATACATTCTCACAACGTCATCCCATGTAAAACCTGCAAATTCAATAATTTTATAGAATAAATCCATCATCATTATTAATGGTCTTTTTGCGCCAATAGAGTCTTTGTATTCGGCTTTTCCAATAAGATGATTTGCATTCTTATCCATATGGAAGAACGCTTTATTAAAACCGTTTATTTTAGTTTCTGTAATATAAATTGTTCGAAGTAGATTTTTGATTTTAAAGTCCATAGCAACCGACAACCAAAAATGCAAAATATCAACCATTTCTTCTAAAAATGTATTTTTAGGTTGCTCAAATTTCGTGGACCACATTTTAAAAGAATTTGTTGCATTCCAGGCTTCATTCACTTCATTTTTTAGTGCATAAACCTTGTTATACAGCATGTCATAGCGAGCATAATTTTCTTTATGCTTCGCTATGATATTCTTATCTAAAACCCTTTGCATTTGGAATAGTTCCGTTAAATCTATAAATCGATTTTCCATGTAATTTCTCTCCTACTCTTGAAATTTATTTATCTGAACGATTTCTTTTGTTAACCTTACCTACCAATCTGAAGACAATCATAACCACCAATACACAGAATATTGAAACTACAAATCCCATGATTTAACCAGCCATATCTTCAGCAAAGAATAGAATTTCTAAATTTTCTATCGCAACCTCATATATTTGATGCGAGTTCATGATTTGTACAGTCGCTCTATCGGCTATTACGTGTAAAACACGAGATGCATACACATCATCAGTTACCACATCACCAGAACGATACTCACTCGGCTTACGTCCCTTTTGAGCAAATACACGTCTTAAACTTTCTTTGTTGATTTCTTCTACTGTTGCATATCTACATTTATTTGCATGATTATAGCCCCAATCACCATGTATCGCTCCTTCACATCCCCATGTTCCCCATAACTCTACTTTGTTGTTAAATGTATCTTTAATCACTCGTTTCACTTGTGCAATAAATTTGTTATCCTTCAATTCGCATACAACCCATTGACCAGCAGTTACTTTCTTTTCATCAATCTGTAAATTCATTTTCTATCTCTCCTTAATTAAAGATTTATGAATTCAAACTAATTAGCCATATAAGTTAACTTCCTGCGCTGCATCATCTCTTCTCTTGATGGAATAACCAACTTTGACCAAGGTGAAGCTTCTTTTGCCTTCTTTCCACATTGTGATCGTGTTAACACTGGAGTTGTTATGGCTTCTTCTACAGTCCACTTCAAACGTTTAACTCTGTCACGTGCCGTACTATAACTAATACCATTTAATTCAGCTTGTTCCGCTTGTCCATCAGTTAACACTTTATTTTTACATTTTGAATTGGCTTGTTCCGCCAATTTTAATGCTTGATATTTATCTATAGGTGGCTTACTGATTGCATCAATCAATCTCCAACCTTTTTTTATTCTTGCTGTATAAGTTGAATGAGAGATACCATTTTTCAAAGCTATTTCTTTAATGTTTTTCCATCTATTTGCGTTATATCTTGATGGTTTTGTCATTGCAATTTCTTTGTCCCATCCCAAATTTCTAATCCTACGTGTCAGTAATTCATTACTAATTCCATTCTTTGCAGCCGCCTCATATTCTTCTGGAGTTATATAATAATCATATGGATTCCGCATGAGTATCTTCTCCTATTCAATTGTTAGTTAAGTTCTTGAATTTCTTTTAACGATCTATTCGAAACTTCAATACTACGAATCTTAAAACTATAATTCTTACGATATTTTTCACGAATTTTTAACGCCGCTTCTTCTTTCGTTTCAGCTTCACAAAATTCTAATTTAAATCCTGATTCTGTAACAATATCCACCATGTATGTATCTATAAGTGGCTCATAAATAAAATCATGATCTATTGTGATTTGTTCAGTCATTTGATTCACCTTCTATCGGTGAAAGCGTAATAATCATTTGTTGATCTAACACATTCCCTATCACCGCATTCATCCATAGATTAGGATTCATTTTTCTCATTAAAAATTCGATGACTGTAATTAACTCTTTGGTAGATAAGGAAACACATTCACCTAAAGGTTCTTGATTAAACTTGCCACCACGTTTTTCAATCATTAGATCTACTCCGTTGTCAATCACGTATCTTTTTGCAGTTACTAAATCAAATTGACGGACTTTCTCGCGGCCGAATCCTTTTATTAATTCCTTTAGAACATCATGAATGACACGAAAATCTAACACTTTTACTTTCTGTTCAAGCTGCTCTCTACACTGCTTGCATAAAGTCCTTTCCAAACCAGAAATATATATTTTACTCATATCAGACTCAGGAAAAGGATTTTCGCATTTATAACACTCTTCTCCAATTACATCTTCAAATGGATTTAACATGTAAATCGCTCCTATGATTTATATTTGTTTAGCATTTCTTGCAATCTCTCACGCTCTTCATCAATAGATTGCGAGTTTTGCTTTTCAATTTCTTTTTTAGTTGGCTCAACATCTTCACGTAACCAATCTGGAACAATTTCTTTTCTATTTGAATGACCTGGTCCCGAGCCATTCAATCGCTTGTTCTTACTCATTTCAAAGCGTCTGTCTAATGCAGCAACATCATCTAATGTTTTTACTTTTTGCTTTTCCCAGCTTTTCAAAATGGCCTTAATGTAATTCCATTTTGGCTTATTTTCATCAATAGCTTTGTGAGCAGCATGTTTAATTAATTCGCTACCAAACGAATCACAAAACTCTCCTAATTCCGTAATGGCAATTTCACTTAACGGAATTCCTTCACCTTTTAAAAAGTTATAACTGATCTTAAATTCTTCATCGACTAATACATGTGATTTCGATTCTTTATTATCATCATGATAATAATTAGTATTTTGTATATTAGTATTTAATTTATTAGTACTTAGTATATTAGTATTTAGTAGTGTCGGATTTTCCACATGTAGGTTTCCCACAAGTGGCTTTTCCACATGTGGTTTTTCCATAAGTGGCTCTTCCATATATGGCTTTCCCATATCTGGCGTTTCATAAATTTCAGTTTCCCAATTTGTTATCTTCTTGCTCTTTTCATCACGAACAGGGTAACGCTTTATATACCCTAGCGCTTTTAACTCTTTAAACCCTGAACGTAACGAGTCTTCCCCGTCCTTGGCGTGTTGAGATAACTCACTTATATGAAAAGTCCAATTATCAGGTAATGTAAGCGCATAAGCTAAAATCCCTTTTGCCTTCCAAGACAACCTTTCATCTTTTAAACCGGTATTATTTATGACAGAATAATTGCTGTCTTTTTTCACTCGGATAATTCCCATAAAAGCCACCTCATAAATTCTCAAGAACTATATTTAATGCTATACTTATCAAGTAAATTTTTTTCTAATAGGACCCGTTGCAGCGGGTTCTTTTTTATGAATTACGTCGAATACTATCGACAACTTCTTTTCTTCCTCCCACTTCTTCCAAACGATCTGCTACTTGTAAAACCTTTTTTCTTTCTTTAGAAGAATCGTTTTTTATTTTTTTGAAGTACATGGCTGATAACTCCTTTGATATTTCTAAATCTCTGCTATTTTGCTTTTGATATAAATCATGAAGTTCAACATAAGCAATTTTGTCGCCGTTTCTATTGGCTTGCTCCATTTGTTTATATAAAAGTTGTCGGTTCTGTATGCATTCCTTACGCTCTTTTTCTAACTCTGATGCCATCATCAAATGTTCTGGAAGCACTCTGCTTTCGGTTCCCATTGTTTAAACGCTCCCTTTCTAAACGATCACTTTCATCAAACTTTCGTTCAATGAAAGTACCGCCTTTATAAACTCCATACGCAAGTACCGCTATCCCTAATCCAAAGATACAGACATTCGTTGTACTTTCTACCGTTATAATGTCCATTAGGCTAAAATAAACACCTTTTTAGATTCCACTTCTTGCGATAATGCTTTATTTAAGTACTCTTTAATGTTATTCATTGCTTCTAATTTCCAAGCCCCACCATCAGCTTCAAACAAACCACAACGAGCACCTTCACGCATCCTGAATACAAACTTACTTTCTGGTTGTTCTACTTCAACAAACGTTCTATATGGACTTAATTGAACTGGATTTGGTACTTTTGCATTCCCTCTACTAGCAACCCCTGTTTTCACAGTTACAGCTTGTGATACACCGTCATCTCCAATTTCCTTTACATCTTCTTCTACAACGGTACCAACTACCTGTAAAACGATGTCGCGATGATTGTTTTGTACAAAACCTGATTGCAATGCAATATTAAATTCTTCTCTGTCATAAAAATTTCCAAAATTAAAACGTGGAATGGATGCTTGTGCTTCGATATAAGTACTTCTAGCCTTATCTCCATTAACCGCAGTAAAGCAACTTACCGTTGTTGGATTTACAATATGAATCATTACAGGTTCAGTTGTGTCAAATTCTGATTTCACGTAACCTACTAAACCAGATAAACTACGAACAATAATCTCTGCTGGTGTTGGTTCTTGCACAAGATGTAATCGTTGTGTTGAATAAGTTTGTTCCCCAATTTTATGTGTTTCAATCGTTCCAATCTCTAATACTTTTTCAATTGCTTCTCTTGTCATAGTCATTTTTATTTCCCCTTTTCTTAATTAGATTTACTTTTCATATAATCGATTACTACTGTTTGCTTCTCAGCAGCCTGATTTTGTTCTTTTTCTTCTACTTCTTCTACAGGTTGTCCAACATCTGTTTTCACATCACCCTGTAGATCCATATAAAACTGTCCCTGGATCCCGGAAGCTAACTCTTGACCAACTAAATTTCCGTTTTGGTCCATATCTAATAAAATCTTAGACTCTACCGCTTCTGTTGGTGCTAGTTTCGAAGTGGCTTGAACCTGACAATTCCATACATCACGCTTTTTATCACCAGCAAACGAAAGTGTTAAAACAATCTTTCTTGCTTTTTTAGGATCAGTATTTAAATCCGCCATATTTTCCATTACACGCTCAAACTCTTGATGAAATCTTTCAGCAAGTGCTCCATCAGCAAATGTATTTAAATCAATCATGACTTCCATATTAATTGCCTCCTACATTCTTTTAACAATCTAGATCAACATTGCATTTTATAAATGCTATATCGTTATTTTTACTGTAAAATATACCTTTGAAGGGTGGTGATACATATGATAATCATAAATATGCTTGACGGTGAGAAAATTAAAATCCATGAAGATACTATCTTAGTTGGAATTAATAACTCATCGAAAACTGAAAAACCTAGTGAAACACAGTTTTATCTTCAACAAGCCTACATAGGTAATAGGCAGGGCGATTTTGAAAAAGAAGGATCTGCATTAGAGACAGTAGATGAAAGATTGGGAATTGGTGGATTCCTACTTTCACATGATATGTTCGCAATCAGCGATAGCCTCGATGCTGATTTCTATTTCACATCCGCTGTTAAGTCAATTAGCGTAGTCTAAAATTGTATTTGTGTGCTAGTTTACGAGCTAGCACACTATTTTCTTTTTCTAGCCTTTCCAATAATTCCGTACAATTTCGCACAAACTCTTGATATAATTGCACTTCATCCTCTGGCACTAAAATAACTACCTGATAATCTTTTTCGTACTGATATTGAACTGCAGAATAAATATCTCTGAATTTATCGTTTGCTTCTGGAACTTGACCTGTTAAGGTTTTAAATCGAAAAACCTCAATCATCTTTTTCTCTTCCATTGTTTCTTCTCACCTAAACCTTTCTAAATCTCAACATCTACTTGTATTTCAATATTCATAGGGATTTCTTGCGTTACACGAATTGATTTGGGACTTACACCTTTTTGAATCAACTTTTTAACTTCTTCTTTTGCAGCTTCTTTTGTGTGAAATTCACTGATACCTGGAAAACCTGCGAAATTACTAGTAATTACTAAAATCTTTTGTTGCATGATTGCTCCTCCTACTGAACTTCCGCCATATTTATTTGTGCATTTGTAGCTGTAATTTCTTCTTCTAAAATAATTGGAAGTGAATATTCTTCATTAATGATTTGAATCGCTCTATCTAAATGATGACGTTTAATAGCTTTATAACTACTAATTCCAAACTCTCTATGTAATTGACTATAAATATCGCTATATACTTTTTTTCTAAGGCTAACATCCCTATAAGCATTAGATTCCTTACCACCTAATAGAAGAACCCCTAACTTTCTTACAACCTTTGATACTTCATCACATTCGATAGCATATAAAGGAGCGTTTTCTCTTAAATCCTTCACATCTGATTTAATATCTTGAATTTCTTGTTTTTGACCTTCTAAAACATTAAATGTGAGTTTCAGAATACTCATCGGATCTTTAGGAAGTTGTTGCTGATTTTGTATGTGTTGTTTCATTCGTTTAAACTCTTCAATAAACTTAATTTTCATTTGAACAGCTTCTTTTGTGTTGTAACTCATTGCAACTAGCGTGAAAGCTTCTTCTGTTAAGTTGTACTTAAGGTATTTTCGCCCACGCTCATTTTCATAATTTGACTCGTGAAAATTTACGAGTGAAAATTCAGGTCCCGCATATTCAATTTGTTTTCTAATATCTTTTAATACATTGTCATGTGTCTTTTCGAACATTTCAGCAATCATTAAACTATCTGTTACTACTCTTCCGTTGTTTTCAAATACTAATGCTTGTTCGTTTGCTGCTGTTAATTGATTCATGCTACGTTCCTCCTAATTAATATACTTTTGCAATTACTTTAGTTGTATTTGTATAACGATGTAATAAATGTAATTCGTTACTTACTTTTTTAAAGATTAACCAATGTTCAGGATTTAAATTGTATGATTCGATATGCATTTTTTCCTTTTTTGTTGGATTTTTACCGTTTTTCATGATTATTCACCTTCCTTATCTAGTTTTTCTTTACGTTCTTCTTCTAAAATACGAGGGATAGATGTTTTCATGAAAAATTCCACCATTCTTAACTTTGTTTCTTCACTTGGTGGATTATCCAATACAGTTCGTTCCATTAATAGCACCATCCGTCTCTGAAACTTCATGTTTCATGAAGTTTGTTGGTAAAAAAATTTCTTCAATACCTTTGCCTAGCTTTTGAGCGATCAAGAACATTTCATTGGCTTTAAATTGAGTAACTCCATGCTCTTTATTAACATATGTTCTTTTATCAGTTCCTATTAAATTAGCCATATCTTGTTGTGTTAACCTATTATACATACGCAATGATACTAGTTTGTTTTGCAAAATAATCCACCTCACTTTCGACAACTTCATATTACATGAAGTTGTGACATAATTCAACAATTATTTTCATATTTTATGAAATTTATTATTTATTTTCTTGTTATATGAAATTTTTAGTTTAAAACTTCATGAAATATGATATAATGAAATAAGACAGGAGGTGAAACTTCATGAAACAAGATGTTTCTAAATATGTTGGTCAACAAATTAAAAACTTTAGGAAACTAAAGAAAATGACACAAAAAGAATTAGGTTTACAAATAGGAAAAAAACATAATACAATTTCATCTTATGAAAATGGCACAAATGAACCTGAACAAGATGTGCTATTCGCAATTGCACAAGCATTAGATATATCAATTAATGATCTGTTTCCATCTACAAATGAGGTGTATAAGACTACTAATCAAATTATTTCTTTAGTAAATGAATCTGATTACACTTATTTCCCAACTTCAATTTCAGCTGGTTTACCTATACAAGTTGACGGAATGACAGAAATGGATTTGGAAACTATACGTATTCCTGATTCATTAATGGGGAAATGGGCAGGTAGAGAAGATATTTTTATGACTCGTGTTAATGGTGATTCAATGAATAAAGTCATACCTCATTCTTCTTTAATTGCTGTAAAAGAAGTGACATTAGAAGAACTTTATGATAATGACATGGTTGTTTTTAGTAACGGTTGTGATTATTGTGTAAAGCGTTTCTTTAATGACAAGGATAATAAACGTTTAATATTCCGACCAGATTCTTATGATAATTGTTTCTTTGATTACACAGTATCTTACGAAGATGCCACGAATATAAAAATACACGGTAAAGTAGTAATGTACTTCGTTTCATTAGACTAATACAAAAGTAATTAAATCCTTAGCGCTAGGAATTTAATGGACAGCCCGTACAGCTGTCCTATTTTTTAAAAGGAGAGATAATAGTGACTGTTGGGATTTATATAAGAGTAAGTACAGAGGAACAAGCACGAGATGGTTTTTCTATCTCAGCTCAACGCGAGAAATTAAAAGCATATTGTGTAGCACAAGACTGGGATAATTTTAAGTTTTATGTGGATGAAGGTGTATCAGCAAAGGATACCAATCGACCACAATTAAGTATTTTATTAAATCATATTCAGCAAGGCTTAATCACTACTGTTCTTGTTTATCGTTTAGATCGTTTAACTCGTTCTGTTATGGATTTGTACAAGTTACTTGATACATTTGATAAATATAACTGTGCTTTTAAATCTGCAACAGAGGTGTATGATACTTCTACAGCAATGGGACGAATGTTCATTACAATTGTTGCTGCACTTGCTCAATGGGAACGAGAAAATTTAGGCGAACGTGTACGAATGGGGCAATTAGAAAAAGCTAGACAAGGAGAATATTCAGCAAAAGCTCCTTTTGGATTCGATAAAAATAAACATAACAAACTTGTAATAAATGAGATTGAGAGTAAAGTGGTTTTAGATATGGTAAGAAAAATCGAAGAAGGTTACTCTATCAGACAGCTCGCCATCCATCTAGACAGCTATGTTAAGCCTATAAGGGGCTACAAATGGCATATACGTACCATATTAGATATTCTTTCTAATAACGCCATGTACGGGGCTATAAGGTGGTCTAACGAAATAATTGAAGGTGCACATGAAGGAATCCTTACTAAGGAGCGGTTTATACAATTACAAAAAATATTATCTAGCAGACAAAACATAAAAAAGAGACAAACGCATTCAATTTTTATATATCAAATGAAATTAATATGCCCTAATTGTGGGAATCGTTTAAGTAGTGAACGATCCAGATATTACAGAAAAAAAGATGAGCAACATGTGGAGTGTAATCAATATCGATGCCAGTCGTGCGCATTGAATAAACATACAACTAAACCTTTTGCTACTAGTGAAAGAAAGGTAGAATCTGCATTAATGAATTACATTTCAAATTTACAATTTGAACAAGTACCTAAAATAAATAATGAAAATAACGAATTAGAAATACTAAAGAAACAAGTTAAAAAAGTGGAAAAACAAAGAGAAAAATACCAAAAGGCTTGGTCAAACGACTTAATGACAGACGATGAATTTACAGAACGGATGAATGAAACAAAAATATTATTGAATTCTGCTAAAAAAAAGTTACAAACTTTAGAGGTGAATAACCATCAAGAGATAGATGTAGATGTGATAAAAGAAAAAGTGAATAATATCAAAAAGAATTGGTTTCATCTATCTCCTGATGAAAAGAAACAATTTATGAGTATGTTTATAGAGAATATCAAAATTGATAAAAAAGACGGAGTTACAGAAGTATTAGATATAGAATTTTATTAG